GAGTTTATCTCTTTTTATCATTATACTACCTTTTCAATTATATCCTGGCTCAAAAGGCCATTGGGATTTTTCATAGTATCTAACACAATAACTATATCTCCTTCACTACCTACTTTTGTTCCATTCAGATTTACTGACTTTACTGAAATATCATTGAAATGTATTGGTTCTGTTTGAACAACTTGTGATGAACTTGCTGTTGCTTTTCTTAAATCCTTATTCCAAGTTGCTGTTGTGTTTGATGTGTCATTAAAATCATCATCATAAAAGTATTCTCTGTAAGTATTATTTCCTTGTATTACTCTTTTTGTTACTAAAGTACCGTCTGGAACTGCATTGTCATCATCCCATTTTTCTTCGTCCCATTGACCCATTGTAGGATGGCCCCAAATTAAATCATCATTATCTGAAATATCTTTATGTTGAACTTTTAAATATCTGTTTTCAAATATTACTGAAGGATTAAAATCTTCTAAATGGTTTAATACATCATCTGTTCTTAGGTTTTTATCTTCTAAATTATCTATTCTTTCTGCAGCATTAATAAACCAATCAGCTGTTCTTGGAATCTTATCTCCTACTTTTACTTGGTCAAATTTATAAGGATACCTCATTTTTATTTCATTCATTAATAGAATTCTATCTTCATTATTTATTGTGTCTACAACTCTTATTGATTGTCCTGCTTGTAAATCATCTACATTAACTACTGCCAAAGTAGTATAAATAAAAGGGTCTTTATACTTTTGGATATATCTTCTTGCATACTCTTCTGTATCTGTTTGTGTTAAAAGATTATTATCGATTATTCTTTTTTCTTTCTCCATCTTATACTCTGTTATTGAAGGATTACTTTTTGCTATGATAGGTAATTGTTTTAAAAAAGAATATCTTACTTCTACATAATCATCTGCACTTACTGCTCCAGTTTCCCATAATATTTTCTTTTCATCATGGTCAACAGTATAATGATATGTTCCTGAAGTAACTCCTGAAATACCCCCTGTTAATAAAGTAGTTGGGGGGTCTGCTGCATCTGCGTAAACCTTTACCGATTTAGGAGTGTAAGTTAATGGAACAGATGTTGTACTCCATCCAGTTGTTGTATCAATCTGTCCTGATTCTGTTGTTTCAATTTCTGATTCACTGCCATAAACCTTTACAGAATTAATCATCTTTGTAGAATCATAATCCCATTTTGGAACTTTTGTTACATTTGTTCCTACTTTTAATGTGTCTGAATTAACAACTTTACCTTTGGGTTCAAAGTAAACAGTATCATCAGAAGGATTATAATAAAAATGCCAATCTAATAATTTAGCTAACTCTTCTAATTTTTGGTATACTGAAGAATTATTACAAATAAATTTATCTAATGTAAATGTTGTCCCAGAATCTTGAATAGAAATATTATCTGCATACAAAGGTGTGTAGTTATTAATCAAATCTTTAAATATTCTTGATATAACTCCAGCTTGTGCAGTATCTACTGTTTTGTCATAAGAATAAGTTACTTGTGAATAAACTGTTTCATATAATCTATCTTTACAATCTATTTTTAAAAAACCACCATCTATTTGAGATTTTACTACTACACCACTAAAAATAGTAAATTCTATTGCTTCATTAACTCCCCTTTTAATTACTACTGTGTTTCCTATTGCTGAAGATTTAAGTTCTATAACATCTCTAACATTCTTGTTTAACCAAACTTGAGCTGTTTTTATAATCTTATTATAATACCTATGATGTCTCCATTTAGTCACATAACTTGTTATATTTATACCATTTATTAGAATTTGTGTTAGTTTAGGTATGCCTTCAGCCATTATAACCCTCCAACTATTAAATTAATTGTAAATGAGAGTATTTCTGGTTGCCCTGTTGATTCTGTAAAATTCATTTTTTGAACCATAACTTTTGTTTTTTCGTCTTCTTCTGTTGAATCAACTATGGAATCTCCTTGATTTTTTACAGAATAACTTTCATAATTTGAAGTGAATGCTACTTTTGATTGGAATCCATCCATTAAAGATTCAAGCCATTGTTTTTGTTGTAATATTGTTTTTGTTGTTCCTGCTGATGTCCTTGTTGTTAAAGCTGTTGTTAATTTTCCAGTTAAAACTATATTTTTAGTAACACCTGCAATATCAAAAAGCATTGCACCCATTGGTCCAGACAAAGGCATAGCACTACTATCTATATCTCCAACAATCGTAGATACAATAGTTGTTATATCTCCTTCATTAAAAGTAAATATTGTTCCTCCTGCATTTGCTATTGTTACAGATGTCATTCATTCATTGTTTGTTGAGCAAAATACTCATCCAAACTTCCCTCCACTGCTACATCCTGCATTCCTTGTCTACCTATTATTCCACCAGTAGGAATAGATACAAGGTTTGTTGGAGTGGTTTCTCCACCTTCTCCTGTTGCAGATCTTGCTGCAGCTCTTATTCTACTTATCATTGAACCTACCCATCCAGATATGTCACTTCCTAAAGAATCTATCCTTGATTTTAAACTATATGTTTCTGGGTTGGTAAGATTTTTTACATCTGTATCTATTATACCTAAAGAGCTTTTTAATTGTGCTGCTATATCTTTATCCACTTTTGCTATCTTTTCAATTAATTTTGTTCTTGAACTATCTATTACTGCGTCTGCACCTTCTCCTATTTTATCTCCTAAAAATTCTCTTACTTCTTCAAGTTTATCACTAAAGATTCCAAAAGTTAATAAATCTATAATTCCTACTATTAAATCTAAAGCAGACATTAATGCTTGTTCTACAAATCTTACACCTATTTCAAAAAATGGTTGCATCATTACCATTAAGGCAGCAAATACATTTTCTAAACCTCCTTTAAGATTCCCACTTGCAATTTGTTGTGAACCTGTTGCGGATAATGAATATGCTGCTGCTTTAAAAGGAGCCATCAATGTTTTAAATATTATAAGTAATGGTTTCAAGATAGCTAAAATAGGCATTAAAAGTATTGTAACAACATCTGCTATTGGTCTTAAGAACTCTATTAATATTTTACTAATAGATCTAACGATAGTCATTAAAGGTTTGAATTGTTCTAAGATTTTAAGAATAGCACCGATACCTGCTCCTGCAATTCCTCCTGCAGCACCTGCAGTAGCTAAACCACCTACACCTATATTGAATTTCATACTTGCTTCTGGCATTGTTTCTCCTTACATAAATGCAGACATTGGATTTGTTTTAATCATTTCAAAAAACACATAAGACATTGTTTCTATCTTTTCTGCATCTTCTTTTTCAAGTTCTGAAGGCCTACACTTGAATGCTTTACAAAGCATTGTCTCGACAACTTTCTTTGTAGCTTCTAAGTCTTGACTTCGTCCTTTGATGACGAGACTAATCCTTTTTTTAAATCATCAGTTAGCTCTCCATTAAACTCTGCAATTTCTTTGAAGAGATACTCTCCAGTTTCATTATCAAGATTCTTTATTACTGGTAATCTTTTTTCTGCCTGATGTTCTAATATTCCTATATTCCAATCTAAGGTTTCATTAACAAAGAAAGGTGATGTCTTGATACCATAAGCTAAGCCATAAAGTTTTAATGCACTAATCACAACATTTGTTTGTTGTCTGCCACCAACTACTTCTACCTTTGCTAACTTATCTACCATTAGACATTTGTTACCATAAGAATATTTCTTGATAACTATTTCTTTCCCTTCAAATCCAGGAACCTCTTTTAATATTTTTTCTTTCAAACCATTCACCTCCTTAAAGTTAGGTTTGTTGTTCTCCAACTGTTAAACTTTGAGCTACACAAGTAATATCTTCTGTGATTACTTCATTCAAAGTAGCTCCTTCTGCAAACTCATCGATATAAACATTTGTGAATACAAAATCAATATACTTACTTGCTCCATCTGTAAACTTGAATGCTGCTGTTGCTGCAACTGTTGGTGCAGAGATTTGTGTAGCACTACCCATAAAGTCATCTATAAAGGTTTCATCCAAATAATCTACAGTGAATTTAATTGCATACTCTCTTTGTTTTGCAACTGCTGCTACTGCTTCATAAGCACCTAAACCATATCTTAACTCATAAGTATTTGTTATTGTTAAATCTACAGATTGTATATTAGCAGATATTGCTGAGCCATCTGGCCACTCAATACTACCACCTACAAAAGTGTAAACTGATGAAGTGCTTAATGCAGAGTTACTTAATATTGTTGCATCTTTGTCTAAGTTACCATACATAATATCTAAACTAACAGATACTGGTTCTCCTATTGCTGCCTTGATTGAACAAGAGTTTATAACACAACCAGTGTATTTTTCTTCTCTGTCTGTTGTATCATTATTTAAACAGTGAGATATAGATAATGATTTAGTACTATTACCTTCTGGATATGAATAAGGACTTCCACTTGTTCCACTTCCTGTTCTGTCTCCTAACATTACATACTGAAGCCAGTCCCAAGTTTGTGGTTCTAATTCTACAGTCATAGAACCCTCAAATTTTCCACCTGTGAATTTAGCAGGATTTCTTCCACCATAAGTTGAACCTGCAAAACCATAATGTTTATTTAGATTTCTTCTGCTTGATGGATTAATACTTTTTACAATACCAAAATGTGTGGCTGGAGTTGTACCATCTTTATATGTTGTTTCTCCTGAATACATTAAGAATGAATCGACTCCTGAAACTAATAATCTGTTGGCGCTCATTTTCTAAATTTCCTCCCTAAAATTAAATTTATGTCATTTCTAAAAGGTAATTCTTCTTTTTGTTCTTCTCCTTTCAGCACTGCACTAACAAGATTTGCTCTTGCTGGATAAATAACCATAATGTCTTTTGCTCTTTCTTTACCTATACCTTTTATAGCAATCAATTCATCTTTAAAATCCTTTTTTTGCTTAGTTTTAGCAGATTTAGGTATAGTTTTAACTATTTCTTTAGGTTTGTCTTTACCACACTCATAACTCTTATTAGGTTGTATGTATAATACTTTCTTAAGAATTTTATCGTAAATTTTCATTCTTCCTTGTGTGTTGTTTGTATATATCATTTTAATTCTACTTACCTATGTCCTCTTCCTTTATTCCAGATAACACAATTTTTGCAAACTCTGGACTTCTTTTTAGGGGTAGGCTATAACTCATTACATCTCCTACATCTTCTAATATATGGTTTTGTTCTTTTCATTAGCTCTCTCCTTGATTTAATCCATTGAAGTTTATTGTTAGTGTTCTTCTGAACATTTGGTGGTCTTCATCATAAGGTATTTGTGAATCATTTAGTATTCTTGGATAAAATATCTTTCTTTTGATATTTTGCCAGTTTGCTGTTAGTTGTGTTCTTAGTTTTCTTGCTAAGTAATCTACAACATCTTGCCCTTCTCTGAATCCACCTTCTCTTACATAATAACTTATTTCATCTGTATTAATATACTCTGAAGGAAAATTAGCACAATCAAATATGAAAGTTCCATCTGAACTTGTTTTTACTTGCTCTATTTCTAAAGTTCTATTATTTTTAAAATAAATTGTTACAGCATTAGAACCTGTAGTTCCATCACTTTCATAAACTACACCATCCATAATATAACTTTCTACTGGACTCATTAATCTATAGTCAGAGATAAATCTGATACTCCTTGATTTCTTGTATTTATTGTGTGTGATTTAGTAATAGGAGAACACATAACTCCTTTCTTTGATAAGATATCTATTTGTAAAGAACATTCATTCCAATATTGTGTGCTTTGAAAACCTCTTGATTCTCCTGAGTTGTTAAGTAGAACTACACCTATTCTTGGAAAAGATGAATCTGTTAAGTCAAGTCTTGGTTGGTCGGGATATATCCATGTCGGAGAGCCATATTTGTATGTAACCACAACAGCATTATTATTTGCTGGTGCTGTTTTGAATATAACTTGCCTTCTTTGTAAATCAATATCATAATCTTTGTATTTTGTTTTTGCTGTACCTCCATCAGTTACAGCTGTGATACATACTATACTTGTTTGAGTTATTGTAAATCTTGTTGTTGAAGCATCTCCAGTAAATGTCTGTGAAGCTGTGATTAATCTTTGAGCATATTGTGTACCATTGTATTCTCTTATTGGTTCTGGAATCTGAGAGTGTAAGAATTCTACGACTACTTCGCTTGGTTCTGTTATTTGCATAGTTTACCTCTTGGATTTTAAATGGCTCTTGCCTTATAGTATTAGTATTCCTCTCTTTTTATAGCTTACACAAATTTAGAATGAGCTAATCTGTTCTTTTCTTTTGATTCTTCTGTATGTTTCTTTCCCCACATGGGGTGCTTTTCTTTCTTTTGAATCTTATTTAATTCATATATGTTCCCTTCTTTTCTTTTATACCTTTCTTTTCCATGAAATCTTTGGTGTTCACTATTGTTAGGGAATAGTTGTAAATTTTCTATTCTATCGTCTTTTTTATCTCCATTAATATGATGTACTACTTCTTCTTTAGTTAAATACTTTCCAATATATTTTTCCATAACTAAACGACCTCTTTTAACATATCCTGTACTATTTGCTCTTGGGTGTTTTGTTCTATAAAGAAAGACATATCCCTCCCTTTCTTTCCATCCCCCTTGCCATTTATAATGTCTTTCACCACTATATTTAGCCACCCTTTTATCTGTTTCCTTTGTTAATCCTATATTCCAAGCAATAGATTTATGTCCTTTTTGATATCTTTGTGGTCTTAATTTAAAATTAACTTTAGTTAACCTTCTATGAATTGTTGTTGACCCAACACCTAATAACTTAGCTATGTTCTGACAAGATAATCCTTCTTTATATTTTTGTTTTATAAATTCAATATCTAATTCCATAGAATAAAGGTATGTAAGCGTATATATAAGGGTTGTGTTTTATTTAAATGCTCTGGCGATTAGTTCTTTCATTTTCATTTGATTATACAAAACACGTCGCATAAATCCGTGAGCTTTAATTCCTCTAACCCAATGTCCTTTAGAGAATTTATCACCACTACTATCTTTCCAGTGTAATGCTTTCTTACTTTTTGGCTTTACAAAGTGAGTTGTAGATCCAAATTCGAGGTATTGGCCATATTTCACACCATCCATAATAATAAGATTTCCACCTTTTATTTCAAATGTTATAGAACCCATTAACCTTCCTGACTTTACAAGACCCATCTTTCTGATTTCATCCTGTATCTCATTAACAATTAAATGTCCGAGTTTCTCTAAACTCATTATACTCTTTTAACAAGCCACTCTTGGTGAGCTGAACCTGCTCCTCCAGCAGTAGGTAAGTTTCTTTTCTGTACTAATTCCCACTCAATAGAATCTACTACAATAATATCTCTTTCACTTAATGTTTCTGAATACTTAGCAAAGAATACACCATCACCTTTTGCGTCCCAACCAAGAGATTCTAAGACTTTGTCTGCTTCAGGACCATATTGTAAGTCTCCAGTAATTGTGGTATCTGTTTTTGTTCTTTTTGTTATCCTTCCTCTTACATCTGTTATATTAGTATAAACTCTTTTAGTAATATCTTTCCTTCCAAATCTGTCAAGAATTACATTTTGGTGCTTTCTACTTAAAGAAATCATTTCAGATGCTCTTGTTTTAGTCATCTAAACTACCCCACTAACTAAACCAGCAATAATTATTAGAACTAAAGATAATGCAAACTTTGAAACCCAACCATTTAACCTCACTTTACCATTTGTTTTAATGACATGAGTTTCTACATCAAGTAATTTTTTATAGATATCTTTGTTAGTTATCCTAATAAATGTTTTATCTTCTGCCATTTTAAGCTATAAAATCCGCCCGAACTCCGTAATTTTTTAATAGTTCTTTTGCTCTTACTTCAAATTGTCTAACTACTTCTCTTACATTTACATATTGTTCACCTACAGTTACTGACTTTGCTCCTAATGTATAAGATGTCATAGCATCATAAGAAGCACCTGTAATGTGGGCATAAGCTCTGATAGAAGCCAATATTGATGTTAATTCACTAATTGCTGTAGGAACAGTTGATAACCCTTTGTTATATGTTATTCTTATGTTTCTTGTTCCGTCTGGAATATCATCACCTAAAAAAGTTAGTTTTCCTGATTCACTATAATCTAAATTTGATAATTGTAATTCTTTGTTTATTACTAAATCTTGATCCATTGCTACCTCTTTCATTTGTGGTGCAATAGTATAAACTGTTCCAACTTTTGCTCTAATCCAATATGATTCTACAGAATTAATAGTATTTTTTCCCCAATTATTAGGTTCTGTCCAAGTAAATCTTCCATCTGCTGTAAATGTGCTACTGCCTGAATCTACTTCTGTTTCTGTAATATCTTGCCAAGCTTCAGCTACAGAGTTATAATACTCCCAATCTAATGCTGGGCTTCCTGTACCTTGAACTCCATTTCTTACATGCAATCCTAAAAATTTATATGAAGAGCCAAAATAGATGATGTCACCAACTGCTGGAACTGTACCAAACGTATAAAAATTATCCTCTGATGGGTTTATTGCTTCTTTTGTATAATCTGTAAAGGTTGTAGTTCCCAAATCATAAGAATAGACATAACTTAAACTTGTACCTCTTGCCAAGAAATAAACACTATTTAAACTTGAGATTGGGGGTTCTCTAAGTTGAACGTAATCTGGTGCGTCATAATCCGCCATATAGGGTTCATCGGTTACTGGATACTGACTTGACCTTACACCATTGTGATATTCTATAACTTCTGTTGAAGTTCCCCAGTACCATCCAGTTAAGTCATTTACCTCTGCTTCTGCTTCTGACAAAAAAGAAGTAATGTTTGCATCATCTATATTGTCTGCTCCACAATAATCATAATCTGCATAAATAATATTTGTATCAACTGTTGATTTTCCAGTATCTGTAAGATTAATCCTACCAGAAAGTTTATCTAATGTATAATCTGTTGTTTCAGTCAAAGCTGTAAAATCATTACTTAAAGCTGCAGCATAATAAAGAGTATAGCTGTCAGATATAACTCTATCATTATCTAAATCAAAAGAAGTTAATGTATTGTTTCCTGTACCTACATTCTCATTTACTACTTTGACACCTAAACCAGATATCCTACCAAATTGGGTATTGGTACTATAAGACATAGGGATTTATCTCCCCTTGTACTTGCCAGCTTTTGCTTTTGTAATAGCTGTTCTCATCATCTTTACTGCTCTTTTGTAATCTCCTTTCTTGATATAGTATTTAACTAATGCACAGAAACCTCTTCCCCATGCATACCTTTTTTCAAGTAAGAACAAACATACTAAAAGCAAACTTGCTATTAAAGCATGATACCATTCTACTGTATCTTCTGGACATTCTGATTTGTCTTCTACTGTAGTACCATCAGAACATTCATACAAAATAAGTGGTTCTTCAACTGCTTTACAAAGATTTTTATTATATACCCAAGAATCATCTTCACATTGATAACTCGGATTAATTAAGGACTCTCCTTCTGTTCTTAGAATTAAAGTTATTCCTCTTGGGTTTCTTATTGTGTAATCATCACTATTTTCAATTTGAACATGATATAAAGTTCCTGCTCCGTCTGTAAAAGGAATTATTTGTTTACATTGAGCATTAAGATTTTCATCACAAAACAAGACTTCCATCCTATCTCCAGGTCTGTACCAATCTCCATCTTTAAATTCTTTATTAGTAAATTGATACCATCCAGTTATTGTTTTTTGTGTCTTTTGTGCAGTATCGTCTCTTGAATCAATATATTTATATTTCACTTCGCAATTATCACATACTTCACCATCTATTGAAATCTCTCCTGCAAAAGTATAAGGTGGTGTTGGTGCAGCAATTACAGTTATTAAACTAATTAAAAGTGTAAATAAAATAAAAAGTAAAAAAATATTTTTCTTCATCTTGTCCTCCTAAGTACCTTCGCTCCAGTTCCAACTTGACTCCGATGGGCCATCATAAGCTGCCCAAACAGCATGTCCTGGTTTTATCTCTGTGTCTTGCCATGGTGAACCTCTACCCCATACATAACCTAAATATCTTAAACCAGTACCATTAGGGTTTGGATAACTAAAGTATGTAAAGTTTCCATCATTAGTTTCGTTTAATGCGTCCCCAAAAGTAAAGTTTAAACTATCTTCAAGCTTTTCAAAGGTTATTTTTGATTGGTTTGCCCAAGGTATTAAATTCCAGTTGGAATTTGAGTTATTTGTAAAGTTAAAGTAATACTCTGTTTTAGTGTAATTACTTGCATTCCATATTCTTGGTCCACTCCATGTTTGATTTCCATCTGCTGAATCTATGTGCATTACTGCTACTTGACCTCTTGTAAAGTTCTCATTAGCATTAACAGCTGAACCAGTTGTATGTGTTAACCAAGTGTGATTAGCCAACCATTTGTATACATAATCTGCTCCTGTTTCTGCTGCAACTTGAGACATACTCACATCACAATTTGTACATTCTGTTGCTCTGATTATTGTACAATAACTATATTCATCAGCTTCTAATATTGAACAAGACCAAGTAAAGTTAATTATATTTATTTGTGACATATGTCCTTGCCCTGCATCGTCAGTAGCATTTATTGCCCAATACCTTGTTGTAAAATCAGCTGTTAGATTTGTATAATCCATTGCAGAGGTTGTATAGTTTATAGCATTATCTTCTGTTATTTTAGATACATAAGTAGTGGAAGCTCCCCATGCTGCTGCTTTTCCAGCTAATAAAATATAACTTTCAAAGTTTTCATCTACAGATGCTGACCAATTTAATGTAGGATTTAAATCTGCTACATAAGATAAATTAACTGGCCATGCAAGTATTGGTTGCGTAGGTAATGTTGTATCTATTTTTAATGTTAGATTACTTGTACTATCTGCCCAAGAACATAAACTTCCTGCATCACAACATTTTATATTCCAACTATATCCTGTATTGTTTTCTGCTACTCCTGTTATAAAATCAAAACTCTTTAATGTGCCATTAGTTATGGATTCAACTGTTTCGTTTAATGATAATACTGAACCATTTAAATCAGCATATAATGTACAATTAACTGGCACATAATCTAAAACTGTTACTGAAAATGTAAGATTACATGTGCTATTTTCTACACAATTTGAATTATAACTATTTAACCAAACATTATCTGTATAATTACTTAAAGCTATAGAAGGAGCTGTATAATCAATTCCTACTGTATTATTTATTCCCCAGCCATAGTTTCCTGCTAAATCAGTACATCTAACATTCCAAGTATAATTTCCTCTTGCTTCAAAACCAACTACACCTACTGAATCAAAAACTATTCTTGTACTATTTACAAATGTTTTTGTTTGATTTTCAACCCATGAACCTGACATATTGTGCCATAAAGCACACTCATTTGGATTTGTTTCGTTTCCTATTGCTGTAAAAACAATATTTGAATTATTATTCCAAGTAAAATTATTTATGGGATAACTATTCTGTACAACAGGGTCTGTTGAATCAACTGTTGCCATAACCCACAAACTACCTAATAGAACTAAGATTGTCATAATACTAATTGTGAATATTTTTTTATCCATTGTTATCCTCCGATTGTGATTCTTTTTGATGATGTTACATCTTCTGCAACACCAGTAATATCAACATTTGCTCCATCTTCTCCTGAAGCTATTATTACTACATCTGCAACACCATAATGTGTACCAGATACACTTACTAATATTCTATCATTATTTTCAAAACCACTTGTCAAATTTGCTAAATTATATATTCCATTTCCACTTGAATCCATAGCAGTTGTAACAGTTTCTCTTGTTGTTTCGTTTCTTATAAAAAATAATCTTCCTACTGCTGCTCCTGTTGTTAATGTAATATCTAATACATATTCTCTTGTTGGCATTTTAAGCTACCCCCAATACTTCAATCACTGTATTATCAGTATCGAAATATATCTTTAAGGATGCTACTTGTATTCCATAATTAATTTGGTATGGTTCTCCATCAATAATAGGTATTGGTTGAATTGCGTTTCCATTAATCTCTGTGATTGAAACTGCATTTACTTTGACTCTTATTGCTACCTTTGTTGCATAATCATTGTTTTTACCTACATCTAAATATCTGTTTGTAGCTGTATCTGAAGTAGTAGAATAATTACCAAAATTAAAAGTAACTTCACCTATACCTTCTTTCTTAAAAACTGCAAAGTCAATACCATTTCTACCAATAAAAGTATCAGTTAATGGGTCTGCTGATGTCATTCTTCAGTTTTCTCCTTTACTGCTTTTGCTATTGGAATTGATGGATTTGTTGAGATTATTTGTTGTACTCTTTCATCTTGTTTCTTTCCAACATCTCTTCTCATAACTCCTCTATCTTGAAGTAAATCGAATTGTTCTCTTTTACTCAAATCCTTTGCTTCTTTCTCTGGGTAATCTTTATCTTCTTCCATCTTTAGAGTTCTTTTAGTATTCTCAATATCTTTCTTTGCTTTGTTTTGTGACTCTAAATCTTCTACTGGAATTAGTTTGTAACCTTTTACTAACTTTCTTTCCATTTGAGGATAGAACTCTTCAGGGATAATATCTTTAAATGCTTGAAATGTTCTCACATCTCTTGGAGCAACTGTAACATGTAAAGTTTTGTTTGAATAAAATTGTTTATCCTTTGCCATCTTTAATCTCTCCCAAAAGCCATCCAATAAACATCTTCTGCTCCAGTTATTGCTGCACCAGCATGTGAGGTTATACTAATTGTTACTTCTCCACCATCGATTGAATCTATTGTAACACTTGCTCCTGCTGTTGAGGGGATTGCTACAAATGAATCTACTGTTGCTAATCCTGTATCTATAGTATTTCCATCTGCTTTTGATTCAGTACCATGTGTTTCACCTGGATTTGCTCCTCTAATAATTCCTGTGCTTGTCATATTATGACCTCCTTAAAAATTTAAATTGGGGTTCTAAGTAGAACCACCTGTTGATTTAACACTTGTACCTGTTGCTACAAGATAACTTGCTCCTGCTGCTTGAGTAACTGTTAATGTATTTGCATAAGCTGTATCACAAAATACTTCTGCATCTGTGCCATCTGTGGTTTTCCAAGCTCTTACTTCATATATATTCTCAAAGTAAGCACTTAAATCAATGCTTCCTGAGGATGTCATAGTTGCAGTGAAAAGTTTAGTTACTTTGCCATCAGAGTGGATTCTTCTTCCTGCTGTAACTTCAGTTGGGGTTACTACTGCCATTTTATGTAGAACCTCCTGTGGATTTCACACTTGTACCTGTTGCTTTTATGTAGATTGCACCTTTGTTTTGAGTTGTAGTAACTGCAGGTGTATAATCTGCACTTGTACAAAAAGCTTCTGCGTCTGTGCCGTCACCTGTATCCCAAGCCCTAAGGTCATATATAGCTTCAAAGTAAGTACTTAAGTCCCAAGTATCTGCACTTGCAGTTGTTGTTCCAGTGAAAACTTTTGTTACTTTGCCATCAGAATGTATTATTCTTGCATCTGTAACTTCGGTTGCTGTTCTTGCACTTCCCATTTTTCAGTCCTCCTTACTTGATGCCGTATATTTGACTCATTGCACCTTCATAGGTTACAATTAAAGCTTCGTATACTTTTAGCATATATTTGTTAGAATCGTTAAATTTACCTAACTCTTCATAAGTAATGTCTTGTAAGACAGCCATATAGATGTATCTCATATCCAAAAACAATATTCTTCTTGCTGAAGTTGATGTTGGCATGAATTGAGATTTAATAAAATCTACACCATTATAACTAAATGCTCCAGGGATACCGAATGGTAATCCTTCAGCTGGTGGTGCTTGTTGTCTTTGATATTGTCTTAACAAACCTTTAATGTAAAAGTGTGTTGCTGCGTCAGTAACACAAAGAGAAATTATACCTCTTGCATTAAATGTTGTTGCTAACTCTGTATCAATATCATTTAGATTTACATAACTATTAGATGCATCTGTTGTGTTTGTTGAGATTGACTGAATTAAACCATCAAACTCTGTTGAGTATGTATCTACATCGCCATTAATGATTGCGTCTTCTTCTGCTTCTTTTAATGCTTGTGTCTTAACACCTAAGTCTAAAGACATTGCATTTTGGTAGTGTGCCATACCTGCTATTGATGGTCCTGTAACTCTACCTGTTGAATAACAGAATTTAATAGATACACTGTCTCTGGAATATGTATCAACATCTTCAGAAATTGCTGCATCGTCTGATAACCATTTTGCTCCACCTTTTGCAGTTAGTCTGTTGTAATCGTGTGTCAAACCTTTGTTTGCTCTTCTTGGAACTAACTCAACTAAAGGAGTCATTTTCCTTGTTTGATCTACAATAGTAGGGTCAACAAATACTGGGAACATTGCAATACCTGCAGTTCCTGCTCCACCTGTTGCTGTGTTAATAGATGGTGCTTTTTGCATTTGAGCCATCCTTTTTTCCATAATGGTTTTACCCATTTGGTTTCTTTTATCAATTCCTCTTGATGGGTCATAATAAACTTCTTTGTTGTATATTCCTGCTTCACCAAATCCTTGATGGAATAAGTAATCTCCTTTATCCATTGCGTTTGGTAATGGTGCAGTTCCTTGAATAGAATCCATTTTTAGTTTCCTCCGTCTGCTTGTGGAATAAGTCCACTTGCCATTTTAATCATATTATCCATTGTTGGTTCTGGGGTTTTCTTTGCTACTTGTGTTTCAGGCATTGTTTCATCTCCACCTTTTTTAACAAGAATTGTTTTACCAACTTTTTCAATGACTGCTTTAGTTATTTCTGCAGTCATATCTTCTGTCCTCTTTGTAATTGCTTTTGCAATCATATCTTCAGCAACTTCTTTAGTCATATAATTTTCTGCTGATTTACCATCAGTGCTAAGACCTTTGTCTACTTTAGTAGTGACTTCCTTCTTGTCTTCTTTCTTTTTGTCATCTTCTTTCTTTTTATCTTCATCTTCTTTTTTCTTTTTTGCATCATTATTTTCTTCTGCCATTTTCTGAATGACCTCCTTATTATCTTTATTTAAATCAAATCCTTTAGACATATAAGCATAAGAACCTCTATTGCTTTGAATAGGAATAAAGCTTGCTTCTAACAATTCTGCTGATTTCCATCTCTTGTATGTCTTGCCTTTAATTTCAATTTCATCATAACTCTTAGGTATTGCACCTATAGAAACTCCAGGGTTAAGTCCCATATCTACAGCTTCTTCTACTTGTCTTTTTATCTCTTGAGCTTTTGATTGTGAAAAGAATTTATACTTTGCAGACAATGCGTGTTTGTTGCCTTTATCTATTACTTTTAAATCTGTCCAACCACCAACGAAATTTTCCATTTGGTTTTTGTGGTCAACTAAAATAGGTAATGCTTTGTTATTTGCCCAAGAAACTAATAGTTCTTTAGACATAAGTTCATCATCTCTATCAATAGAATCATCACTTAAGAAAGCTCTATAAGTACCTTCTTTTGACTTTTGTAAAGGAATCCATAGTTTCCTTACTTCGTTTTTCAAAAATTCACCCATTGTTCTTATTTCCTAATAAGCATTGTCTCTTTATATAGCTTACACAAAATTCTTTACTGGATACACATTATTAGACATAGTCAAATTATTTTTTGATTTCCAGTATTCTACTTCCATTCCCTCTGCTTCTATTGCAGATTTGCTCATTTTAGAGTGTAATAACTGATTATCTAAGTCTACCAAATATACATCTATCTGTGTCTTTGTCTCTATAACTCTTACTGGATAACCAGAACATCTCTTTGTTCCTAATACTCTTGCTATCCTTTCCTTCATTATCTGAAAATCTACTTCAAATATCATTTTTATTTCCTCCTAAAATATTTTTATTAAAGCGTTGCTCAATATGTAAATTATTGAATCTATTGGTGGTATTCCCCACCTTGTTGTATTTAAATCTGAATCAAATGAAACATTACCTACCTCTGTAAAATTAACATCACCTGTAACATTATAATCTGTTGTTATTTGGCAATAATCACTCATATCAATTAACCAATCTCCACTACCTGAATAAGTACAAGTGTCTGTTACACCTATCCAACTATCTAAAGTTATATTTCCAAATATTACAGGTGTTCCTGTAAAATCACTATTACTATAAAAATGTAAAGTTAAATTAGTATCTGTTAGTGTAGAAATTCCTGTTAAGTCATAGTCATTATTATAACAAGGCCTACTATTTTCATAAACTTGTTTTACTTCATCAGAAGATAAAGTTCTATTCCAAATTGCTACTTCATCAACTAAACCATCCCAAGGTCTTCCATTCCATCCTCTACCAATATTTACATCTGGGAATGTATCAACCCAACGAACTTGTGCATCATCAAACATTTCCTCCCCATTTAAATAACCTTGAACTCTATTTGTTACACTACTAAATCTTAAAGCTACATGATACCATTGATTTGCTGTAAGTGTAGTTGTTAAAGTATGAGCATCTGCTGCAGAGGCATAATTTATAACAACACTAAAAGAACCATCTGTTTTTTCTTCAAATCTTATAGCATCATTTCTTCCTGCATTATCTGTTGTAAATACATTATCATAATCATCAACAACATAGGATTTCATCCAAAATGCTATTGTTCCTTCAGCAGGTGATGTACCCATATTACCTACATCAATATAATCTGTACCACCATCAAAAGTCATTGCACAATTACCCAACTTTGCATTTGTGCAATCCCAAGGGTTTTCTCCTGCATCTCCAACATAAGTTCCATTATGTTGATTTGTAGAGTAATCATAAACATGAGTTTTATTATCTCTATAATTATCTGGACTTGTGTCTGTTAAAGAATCATTATCTAAGAAGTAAGAAAGAATTAAATTATCATCATTTAAAACTAAATTACTTCTTGCATTGGCTGTATTTAAAGTAATATTTACTTTACTTCCATCTCCTATTTGCATTGATATGTTAGTGTTTGAATCTAATGAGCAACTATCAATACTTAAATTTAAAGTATTATTTGTTCCTAAATTAATATTGTCAAATCTCATAGAACCATATTTAGGATATGTTTTATCATATAAAGTTTTTATTTCTTCTACTGATAAACTTCTATTCCAAACAGCTACTTCATCTAATGTTCCATTCCACCAATTTTGTACACCTTTTTCAGCACCAATAAACCAATCATCTGAAGAAGCATTTTGTAATATATTTGCACTTGTAGATGCTTCTTCTATTCCATTAATATAAATCTTAACATCATTTCCATCCCATGTTCCTATAACATGATACCAAGTATCTAAAGAAGGAGATGTAGTACTATCTGCGTTATAAAGAGTTACTGAATCATTAGACCTAATAAAAAATCTAAAATTTTGAGGAGAATCAGCATTTAATTGTAACCCTATATGATTGTATGGGATTGATGCTCGTGTATCTCTACCTATTATCCAATCATAACTATCTAATCTATTGACTTTAACCCATGTGGAGATAGTAACAGCTGTTAAATTATCAAAATCATCATCATCATTTATCTTAACATAATCATTTATTCCGTCAAAAGTCATTGCTCCTGTTCCTAACTTTTGTCCTGTTGTATTCCAAACTGCTCCTGTTATTGTTCCATTATTTTGACCAGTAGAAGAATCATAAGCTAAAGTTGAAGTATCGTAATCTGTTAAATTATTAAAGTGCATTAATAAAACAGTGTCATTATATAAACTCATTTCAGAAGTTAATTCTTGTGGTGTTTCTAAATGAGCACCACCTGTAAATTGAGTAATATTAATATCAGTAGAATTATAACTTAACTCACCTTCTATGATTATACTTTCATAACCAAACTTCAATAAATTATATAATATAGGGTCAGTTATATCATAACAGAATTTGTTTGAGAAGAATGGTTTTTCTATTGTGCTTATTAAACTATTTTTATTATAATCAAACAAAGGAATTTCATCAGGAATGTAATATTTCTTTTCTTCTATAATTGTTGTACAGTTTGTAATTTCTTTATCATCACAAACTTGTTTCTCTATCGCTATTAATTCTCCATCTTTTATTTTTGGAGTTAAACAAATTGTAGTTCCATCTATACTTATACCTTCAAAACCAAATATTTTTTTTTCATCATTAGTTACAGATTTAACTTTATAACCTTTAAATTCTTGACCGAGAATAATTCCTCCACTATCAACACCTTTCCATAAAGGGTCTAACTCATCTCCTGGCATACCCATAGTCCATTTAATGTTATCAGTAGGTTTATGTTTGTAACCAACTAACTTAAACTCTTTAGTAGAATATCTTGGGAAAACAAATGTATAGATTCTATCCTTAGGTACATTACCTAATCTTGTTTCCATTGTGAAATCCATTGGAACCCACTTACCATAATACTTTACATAGAGTTGATAATCTTTAATATCAGGAGAGAAGTCCATAGTAATATTTTCTTTGTTGTAAATGTAAATAGATTTAGCTGTTGGATTGTAAATAGATAAATAAGAAATACAAGGTCCACAATTTTTACCATATTCTAAACCTAAAGAATTACATTCTAATTCTGTTCTAAAATCTCCTGCACAAACTTTATCACCATCTGCTGTGATTTGAACTCCTGTTGCTTGTAGAATTGCGAATAGTGTAACTAATGTAAATATTGTTGTTATGTAAATTCTTTTATATTTTCCTCTTGCCATAGTATCATTTTAACCTGTACAAATACTTCCACCACTATTAAAACTCAAACATTCAATATTGGTAATATTAAAATCTCCAATATCCCAATTATCTGTTAGTGGTCTTGTACCATCAATAGTTAAGAATATAGATGTATCAATACCTGCTGAAGCATCTCCTGATTTAACTGTTCTTAAATCAATAAATTGTGCAGCTACTAATGCTGAATCACTTGCTCTACCACAATAAGCATAAAGTGGTACAGCTGTGTAAGTATAAATGTCAGGTAAATCATAAGTTAAACTATTTGCTTCTGTATTTAAACAACTTCCAAGATTTACATAATTTACTGCATCTAAACCTAATCTTTGATGTATTTCAGTATCATCATCACCATTTTCATAACCTGTTTCAAATATAAAGTATCTTCTATATCTTGAGGTTAATGAACAAGTAACTAAATCTTGAGAAGCATCTTCACAACTTGTCATATTCAAACCTGTTTGTGTTAAACCAGAATACTCATCATACTTATATACTGCACCATCTCTATAAAATACTTCTAATGTAGCACCATCTGTTAAGTTTTGAACAGTGGTTGATACTGGTTGGTCTACGAAAACATACTCTCCTAAAGCTATTGTAAAGTTAAATCCTGTAGGGTCAGGTGTTATTCCTAAGCCACTAATAACATCTAAGTTAATTGTTTTTAAAGCTAATAATCTGTTTCTAATATATAATCTATTTAATATAGGTAATCCTTGATGTGCTTCTATCTCTCCACTATGAGCCATATAATGAAATATAGGTGTGTTTCCTGCTTGATTAATATCTGCATTTACAAAAGTATCTACAGGAATAGTTGTTATTGCACAAGTTGAAGCAACAACAAGATAAGCTTTGTGAGCATCATCTGTTACGGTAACTGTAGCTCCTGGAATATTACAATATTTCTCATCACCGTCAGGTGTTGATACTACTCTAACTGTCATTGCAGGATATGTTAAACTTAATCCTGTATTATGAGTAAGGTTTAATTGTCCAAAAGTATCAATTTCTGCAGCCCAAACAATACCATTATTTATTCCACCCTCTATAGGTTGTCCGAATAAGTATGAACCATTCTGAATAGAAACATTATCTGATGTACTATTTAAGAATATGTCTGGTTGTCCTGTTTGTGAATTAAATATAAATTGAAATTGTGATGCTCCAACTAATACTAACATCAACAATGTTCCTAAAATATAAAAGTATAATTTTCTCATTAGTTCTTCACCCAAGCTCCTCTTGTTAAGGGTCTATTCTGACTATCCCAAGTAAATGCTCTTGTGTAAGTATCTCCATTTGGCAGAGTAGCTGTTTCATTATCTGGCTGGAAATTTGTTCCTGTGTATGACCAAACTCTTGGATAATTCTCACTAAAGAAATCCATATCTTTTGAGATAACAGGCATTGGGTTATCTGCTGAATAAGGTTGTCCGAATAAATCTACAGGACTTACTCTTCTTGAGCTTGAATCTTCTAACCACTCTTTTGTTTCTCTTGTTCTCTCTTCTATAAAGTCATCAACTAAATCTGTCTTTACTGGTATCTCTGTATAATTGAAAGTATAGATTTTAATAATATCTGCATTAGAATAACCTGAAGTTAAGTTTGCTAAGTCATAAAGATAATTACCTGAAGAGTCTGTTGTTTTTGTTACTATTTGCTTTGTTGTTAAGTTTTTAATATAAATTGTTTGTGTTGTAGCATTAGTGCCACCTGAACCCATTGATAGATCTAAATCACTTGCTCCTGCATTACTTGTGTCTATTGTATGTCTTATTTCAGCATAACCAAGAACTGCTCCTTCTTTTGCTGACCCAGAAATTATGTAATTTTGTGTTGGCATTTTTAACTTTCCTCCTCTGAAGCTACAAATCTTAAAGTGGATCTACAATTTGGATGCGAAGGTGGGGTAAAATATGATTTGTTTGTTGCTGAGTCTATAAACTCTTTTTCTAAATCAACACTCATACCATTCAAATTCTTACATATTGGGCTTGTGTTAGAATCAATATAAGCTACCCACTCTTTCTTTCCTTTTAGTCCTGACTTTCTATAAGCATGAATCTTACCTTCATTTGTAAATCTGTTGCTTTCTGTTCTTGCTATTCTCATAGCTTGAGAACCTTTTGCTACTCTGAATATGTCTTTGATAGAGTCTGCTATCTCTGTATTTGATTGTTTTGTAATTACTCCTTCTCTAACCATATTATAAATCTTTATTTGCATCTTTCTTGTAACACCTTTAATTCCGTGCCATCTCTTTCCATCTGGAAGTGTGTAACCATTTAGTTGCTGTTCAGCTAAGAACCCAACTCTTTTCTTCATATCTTGGTCAAATCCTTTAGACATAGACATATTTAATTCGTCTTCTGCTTCTTCTACTCCTGCTTTGTAGTCTTTATTTATGAATCTGAATATTTGTTCTTTGAATGAAATAGTATGAACTATCTTAAAGAGATTTTGTAAGAACTCACTAAATCCTTTGTCTAACTTAACTAATCCTTGTTGTTTTTGTAATACTCCACTCTTAATTGAATTGATTACTTTCTTTTCAAACTGCCTAAACCATCCTTTTAAGAATTGATTATAATCTTCTGTTGTTTCTGTTACTTCAGTAGGAAACTGCATAGTACCTGTTTCTTTTTCTTCTTCTGTAACTTTCTTTAATTCTTTCTTTGCTGGTTTTGTTTCTTTAGGTGGTTTTGGTTTCTCTTTTGGATTTGGTTTACCTTCTGGTGGCTTACCAAATGGTTCTCCTCTGCCTTGATTAAAATTAGCAAAGTTATTTTGTTGTTCTTTTTGTTGCTCCATTTCCCTTTCACTTTGTAAGTAAGGGTCATCAGCTAATTCATTATCCCAAGGGTCGAATCCCCTTTTTCTTCTTACTTCATTAACAGATAATACTTTGTCTTGCATATCTAAGTGGTCTTGGTCTTTCTCTAACTTCTCTGCAACGTGGTCTGCAGGCATAAACTTTAATTTAACTGGTAATGGAAGATATCTGCCTTTCTCATCTTTCTTCATACCTATAATTTCTGGAATAATATCAAAATAAAATCTTTCTTCTATTAGTTGTAAATAGGGTTTAATTGCTGACCTTACAGTTACTCTCTCTTGTGCGTCCATACTTGCTCTATTTGAATCTTCGTGGAATCCAGCTTCTGCAGGAGACAAACCATAAACACCAAATACTAAATGGAAGTACCATTTCTGACCATTTAACCACTCCATATCTCTATTGTTTGATGCTAATTGTTGAGCTTCTAAACCTTCAGCATTAGTCCACATTGCTCTGTGACCTTTACCTTTCAAGAACTTATTCCACTCATCTTTGTGTTTCATCATTTGTTCTACTTTAGCATTCTTTAGATTTAGTAAAACAGCAGGTAATGCATTGTTTTCGAAGAACTCTTTATTGTATCTTGTAGAGTGTATTAATAACTCTACAACTTGAAGTATTGATTGTAAGGGTGACCAACCATATTGTTTGTATGGTCTTTGATTCATAACAAAATAACTTATTTCATTTTTCTCATATTTGATAGGTATTCCTCTTGGGTTTCTCCAGTTGTATTGATACCAATATTTTACTTCTCCCCAAGGTTCTGTTTCTTTTGTAAAGGTAGCGCCATCTCTTGCATAGATACCTGCTAACTCTCCACCTAATGTATAGTATTTAACTAATACTCCAGCATCTATTTCTAAGACATCTGTCATTAGTCTCCATAGAACATCTCTAAAAGTTTGGTTTAAATCATTTGGTTGCTCTAAGAATTGTTTTATCTTTTCTTTTTCTTCTAAATATTCTTCTTCGTCTTCTTCATCTACATTAACTATATCCCAAGGTGTTTGTGTTACTTCTTTCTTTATAGTGTGAGTAACCATATGTACAAAAGACTCTTTTCCAAACTCTCTTACTTCTCTCATATTAATTCCTCTTGCTAAACCATAAGGAGCTTGAAAGAACCATTCAGTTTCTAAACCTTTTTTGAACTCTGAGTGAGATGTACTTACTGCATTTAAACCAACTTGTTTTGAGAAAAAGTTTTTTACATTCTTATACCAATTAGCTACTGGCTTGCCTTTAAAGTTATTTAGGTCTTCCATTTAGCAGTTCTTAAGAAAGCCCTCAACTCTATTTTTATAAGTAATTAAATGACATGTCATGAATAGTATTAATATGTTAATGTGGTTGTCTCTTTATATAGCTTACACAAAAAGAATAAGAGGACTCAGGGGCTGAGTCCAAGTTTAAGTAATAGATTATATGTAATTTGTCTTTATATAGCTTACAATTAATAGAAGCTGAATAATTCGCTTGCTTCAACCACAGGATACATCCTCATCATAAGAGTATCCCCTATATCTGTTGAACGCCCTAAGAATTCTTTTATTTCTTCTTTGCTTAATATCTGAATAGGGCTATCTTTGTCTTGGTCTTTTTCTTTTATTTGCTCTAAATCTTCAATTAATAACTCCTTGATTTCCACTGGAACATTTCTATAAATACCTATTTTCCCTGAATTAACATAATTTGATAACATAAACCAACATTGGGCCTTAATATTTTTATAGTTCTGTTGTGTTTCTTTCTTTTCTGTTTGTGTTTTGAAAGGTCTACCATTGTTAACAAATCCTATAACTCCTGGGACATCTTTAACTAATCCAAACCCTACTCCATCTTCATCAACAATACAATGGCTTCTTGGTATCTTATGCTCTAACAACCTTTTATCTAATTCTTCATCAGATATATTATCCATAGTTTCTATTTTATAAATGAATAAACCATCCCAATAAGTTAATACACATCTATCTTTACCTCTTCCTGCAGGGTCTACAGTTAACCATTTATTTCCTCTTTCTGCATTATTAGTGAACATATCAATTATAGGATCATATTCAAATAACTTAGCAGGATCATCATCATACTCCCAATTACCATATAATAGTCTTTCTTTAGCACTACCTTTAAGCTTATTTAGATTATTAATATAATGTGGAGATATGAATGGATTATCTTGAACTAAGGCAAGAATAAATATTCTATAACCTTCTATTGTTTTACTCTTGTAAGGTTTATAGAAATCATAATATAAGAAATTCTTACAAGGATTACTACACATAAATAACTTAGGAATTAAACCAAACTCATCAAGCTTATATCTTAACCTTGACATTAGAATCATCTTTGCTTTATCAGTTACTTGAGAACACTCATCAATGAATGCACCAGTGTATTCAGTTGAACCCAAACTCTCAAACTCTGGGTCTGATGGATATAAGAATAAGTCTTTAAGATATATCTCACTACCATTAGGAAATGTTATTGTGTTTTCATTAGCATTGAAACTATAATGGATTCCTTTAATTAAACCCCAGTCCTTACAGACCATAAAGAATGATAGCAGGGTTGATTGCTTCAAGGCTTTTAATACTGCTCTACCCATTAACCATCTTGAACCAGGATATCTTAAACAATTACTAATTAACCACACACAACCTAAATAAGACTTTCCACCACCTGCTCCACCACCATACAATATTTCTGTATGTACTTTATCGTTCAGATACTTCCATGCAAGTTGTTGTTTTTGTGATGCACTCCATTTTATATTAAGTGTCTGTATTACCATCTTTCTTTTTAGTAGCATCAACTATTTCAAATTTAATGTCTGGTAATCCTAAATGTTCCATTTTATCAGCAATCTTTACCTTCTTACCATACTTTTCTAATAAGTCAGTATATGCATTTTGTAGGTTAAGCATCATAGGTATTACTTTTAGTTTTAGTTCTGGTGGTGCTTTTGGATTAGTTAATATGCTTCTAATGTATTTCTGTGCCTCTTTATCTGCATTTAAGAACTCTGTAAAACCTCTGTCTATCTCTGTTTTATCAAAGTGTAACACTATTTCATTTATATATCTTGAAATTGCAGAATATGATTTTCCAAATTCTTTACCCAATACCCTTGTAGATTGTAGATTCCATAGGCCTTCCTCTTTAATCCTATCTTTAAGTATATTAATTATTTCTCTCTTTGTTGCTATTTTGTTGTTATTTTCTTCCATTAGTCCTCATCCTTTTCTTGATTGTAGTATTCTACAAAGTCTTCAAATTCATTATTGTTCTTGAACATTTTTTAACCTCTTCCTTAATTCTTCTAATTTTGTTTGTTTTTTTGATATTGCTATGTAATTTGTACCATATGTACAATCTGGTTTTCTACACCTATCATTAATATCTTCTTCTAAATCTTTTATTTGTTTAATTAAGCTTCTTTTAATGTTTCTTTTTCTTGCACTTGCTTGTCCTGTTGCCATTTTATTTCCCTATCATATAGAATATGGCTATTAGAGTAGCTATATTTACTATTGTTGCTGTTATTAATACCCAAAAGAACTTTTTAAGTATTTTATTTAATTGTTTTAGTAATGGTGCTATTTCTTTTATTTCTTCAAACATCTTTATTCTCCTCAATATAGTTTTTCTTGCATTGGAATCTTGCAACATAATTTCCTTCAG